GTTGTCCGGGCAGTGCAACCGCAGTTCTCCACGACAGGCGACACGCAGTGCCCGACCCGTTCGGACCTGAACCTTTTACGGAGTTCGGGCACGAATCGCAAGAGGAAGCGGGAGGCTCCTTGACTGCTGGATCAGGAGTTTTTGAGTCGGCTGACCAGCAAGCGGGTGACACCTTGTCCCCCTCTTTGTAGGCTTTTGCATACCATGTACGTGATGCATTGTGCGACATCTTCACAAAGACAACATTCATAGAACGATCTTCGTTAACGGCTTGTTCTTTGCCGTTGACCATCATTCGGAAAACGCCACCCTTAATAGAGATGCGCTTGCTACCACCTGCCATGCCACCTGCAACGGCGGCGGTGTCTTCATCAAGCCCCGTGTTAACAATTGCGGGGTTGTTCTGCAAAATTGCTACTAGATCGTTACTCATTTGACTGTTCCTTTACTAGATTAACTACGCGGCTTCAAGATCAAGGGCAGACGTATCAGCCTTTGATGGTTTACGGACGGTGATTACATACTCCCGTGCCACATTTACGCCGGGAGGCAAACCATGACCTCGCCTCTCGGACATAAATTCTTCAAAGTTGGACTCATGCACCCGCTTCTGCAACAACTGCGGGGCTTTATTCTCTAAGACATAGTCGTAGAAAGAGTCCCAATCAAGCACATGGACACGCGACTTTACGCTACGCATCACTGTGCCGTTCTTAGTTCTTACGCTGTCAACATTATGCTCTGAGCACATGGCTAGAAGTTTAGCCTCAATGGCGTTTTGGGCTTCCTTCAGTCGCTCGTCTTCGTTCTTGAAGTCGTTGGCGATGCGCTCTCGCTCACGGCGTAAGGTCATGTAATCGTGGGTAAGTTCATCAATGTTCATTCACTGCCTCCTCTAAAACGTTGCGATATAAGTCAACTAACTTCTCATGGATGTCAATTTTGCCTTCCAGCATCTTGTACATCCGCCTCTCGACCTCTGATCCCTCTAAGTGAATCACGGTCATCTTGTTCTTCTGCCCTACCCGATCAATTCGTGCGACGCACTGAATGTATGTCTCAACAGACATCACGGGAGACCAAAAGATAACTGTGTCAGCCGCAGTCAGGGTTACTCCATGCGATGCGGCTTGTGGTTGTATGACTAGCACCCTCGGATCATCGGTGGTCTGAAACTTATTGAAGATTTCACCCCGGGCTGAAGCACTAACGTCGCCGTTGATGATCTCGTTGGTGTATCCCTCTTTATTTAAATAATCATGGACAATTTTTATGGTGTGCCGGTAGGGGACAAAAATTATTACCTTGTGACTTGCTTCTTCCATTACTTCGTTTAGGACACGTAGCCGTGAGGTAATGTCAAACTCCAGCACTTCACCTGAGTCAGCGTAGACCGCCCCGCCTGACAACTGCAACAACTTGGTTAGCATTGCCGCCGCATTGACCACACTGACTTCTTCCCCCGACGCCTTGACGAACATCTCGTCCTTGATGATCTTGTAATACTTTTGTTGCTGGTTAGACAACGGTGCGTCCCGGTACTGATACATGACATCGGGCAAGTCTAAGCACTCGTCTTTGGTAAACCTTATCGCTGGTTGGAGTGCGTTGAACACGTCGTTCTTTGACGATGGTTTGGGCACGTACTTAAACTTTGTGATCTGATACATCACACGATCACGCCATGCCGTAAAAAACTTTGGCACGTTTTCAGGATTGACTAATTTGGCAAGTCCAAAAGCATCTAGTGGTGATTGAGAGGCGGGAGTGCCAGTCAGCATCCACAGACCAGTCGTCGGCATAAGCAGACGCTTCATTGTTTTCCAGCGTTGGGTCGTAGAAGACTTGTAGGCATTGGCCTCATCAATGACGATAAGATCAAACCCTTCGTTCTGAATCTCATCTTTGACGATAGAAACTCCGTCGTAATTGATGATGACAAAGTCATAGTCTCCCTGAATAATTTTTTTACGTTTGCTCACTGATCCATGTGCTACGGCACACGTTCTGTGCATGGCTACTTTAAAAATGTCGGATTGCCAAGCCGAATACATGATCGACAGAGGGCACACAATCAAGACTCGATTGAGCAAGCCCATGGTCATTAGGTAGTCTGCGGCCCATATGACTGAGGATGTCTTGCCAGTCCCAGCCTCGTTGAAACAAAAGCCCCGCTTGTTGTTGACTAAAAACGCGGATGTTGTTTTTTGGTGATCAAACGGCTGGTACAAGCCGGGCCAATCATAAGTCTTATCTAAGAACTTCACTACTTTTTGCATCACTGTCCTTTACTGTAACGCCGCGCTTCCAGTGCGAGGCAACTATGTGGGTGTCGGGCCTGACACGCTGGAGGCTATATGTCAAAGATCATAAGTTTTAGCGCCGCCCGACTGATGTGGTTTTTGTGCGGTCCACTCACACCTTATGACCGGGATAAGGCTCAGAGCGAAGCCTTGCACAACCTTAATTATACGGAGACCCAATTATATGTCAAGTCTTTTTTCGTTCTTTTTTGCTTTTTTCAGAGACCAACTTCTTAGAGGAATCCCTAAGAAACGATCTGTTCGCAGACGGCGACGTTATGGTATAGCCATCCTTATTACTACCACCATTAGATAAGGCACGTTTGTGGGCGATGTCTTTGCCCTCACGCATATCGGCTTTGCCGTTGCTGTTTAGGTCTTTGCCCTTCTTGTCAACTGTGCGTCGTGCACGTTGACGTTCCATCCGGTCATCATGTTCACCCCGGGCTTTTTGTTGCTCGTACTCTTTCTTGTACGGTCTTGGTTTGTTTACGTATGGCATGTCAGCACCTATTAAATTCACAAGTGGTTACGGGACAGTAGCCGCACAACGGCGTGGGGTTGGGCGTCCACTCATTGTTTTCAAACGCTTGCTCTAATCGAATAACCTTTGATTCAAAGACAGCCCACAGCGAGTCCATATGATCTCGCTTGTAATCTTCTGAGACAAGTCGGTTCTTCAGGATGAAGATCAAAGCACCCTTAACTTCTCGCACCTCGGGGAAGTGGGCAAACACCATCAGTGCCATCAGTTTTAACTGATCCAAGTCAGGGTAGTTCGCCTTGCCTGTCTTGTAGTCCACAACATAAGCGGTATCGTTATGCACAATCAAAAGGTCTGCGATCCCGCGCACCCACCGATTCTTGTCATTAAACGAACATGGTGACTTGTCCCGACGCAGAGCCATCTCATGCTCAACCATCTTCTGTCCGGGGATGTTCTGTAGTTCATCGACCATGCTCTTGAACCGCTGGTAGTTCTCAGGCAGTTCTTCCCCGTCTCTGACGTACTTTTCTAGAGCACTGTGGACTTCCTTCCCGTAGCTCAACGCATGGGTCATCTTCTGCTCAAAGTTGTTGCAGACCTTGACCTCGTAGTATCTGCGAGGACACCCAACGAAGTCTTTAAGGGAAGAAAAGGACCACTTAACTTGGTTCATCTTGTTTTTGGCATCGCGTGATGGAGTCGGTTTTTCATGGTTCGTGCCTCGACACATAACTCGGTTGCGGCTTCAAGGCAAGCCTCGTAATCCCTACTATTATAAAGTTGTTCTACAAGAACTACCAGTCTGCGAACGTTGATCATGTTCTCAGCGTGATCGTGATGCTTATCGACTTTCATTAACACTCTCCATAGGATTTTCCAAACGATACCTCGCAGTTGATAGGCAAACCCTTTGCCCATTCCGGCTTGGTATTCATGCACTGCACAATAAACTCCATGGCCTTGTCAGCCTCATCTTCAGGCACGACGCACACCACAGAGTCATGGACTGTCAGGGCGGGGCGGTAACGCTCGGCGATCATAAGCATTTGTTCTGCCACAACGCAACGGGCTAAACCCTGAACAACGTTCTCGACTACAGACCCGCCCCAAATATTGACTAATCCTTTTCGCGACATGTAGACCATCTTACTCTTGGACTCCGATGTGTCTAACTGTAATTCAGGATAGCGAATGTAGAGGCCAGATGGAAGTTGCAAGCCGTAAGAGTGGTTCACTTTTACACACTCATGCGCACCGATGTAATAAGTCTTCTTGATGTTATCTCTCTCGCCATGCAGGGGGCCGTCCATTAAATCATAGAGCATACGGTCGCACTCATCCCATAGTTGAGGGATCTTATGTAATAACTCTCGGTAAATGGTGACAAGCCGTTTGGCTTCATCAAGATCAACGGTTACTCCGGGCGGTTGGGTCTTCAATGTATGCTGGAGTTTTGCCGCTCCTGTGCCATAGCCCAGTCCCAAAATGCAAGTTTTTCCAACAAAGCGTTCAATTGAATTTTCTTTGCTAATTGTTCTGTTATATACCGCCGATGCAAACGCCGAATATAGATCTTCTCCCCGAGCAAACATCTTAACCACATTGTCTTGTCCTGCCAGCCAAACAAGGATGCGCGCTTCAATCTGAGATGAGTCGGAGTTGATGACAACGTAGCCATCCGGGGCCATGACGGCGTTCTTAAGGGCTTTCTTTTTCTTATCGCGACTCGGCAGGTTTTGAAAGTTGATCTTATCTGACCCTGACCAACGCCCAGTGTGTGCTCCGTAATACTTAAGGGGGATGGGCACTCGATTATTGTTCCGGGAAGCAACGTCAATGAACCTTTGGATTCTAGATTCTTCAATAGTAGATTTAGTTCCGAGCCTGACACTGCATAGACTTTGGATGAACGTGTCAGAATGTTCTTGGAGGGCGATAAAGCCCTCATCGTTTTTCGCCAACGCATAGGTCTCCTTTCCTGTACGCAATGAAATTTTTGTGGGGGGCGCCACGCCAAATTCTTTTAGTAACGCCGCGAACTTCGGGTTTGATGCCAGTTTTTGCCTGACCTCTTCTTCTGTCTCGCACTCTAGTTTTTCTTTTAATCCGGCAAGCAGGTCTTGCTTTTCTTGCTTTAGTTCGACCAGCCTGTCTTTTAAAAGTTGCGAGTCAATGTAGAACAGTGGTTGGAGGAACATCCTCAACGTCAGGTCAATCAGTTTTACTTCTTGTTCGGGAAAGTCCTGCGCCATCTTGGAGAAAAGTTTGTAAGTCAGGTCTACGTCGTTCAAACAATACTGACTGTAGCGATACAACTCATCAGGCTGGAAGTCTGTTAAGCGTTTCCCCTTGGCGTGAATAACTTCTTCTCCCTTGACACCGATCTGATAGCGCTCGGCTAATGCTTTGAGAGAACCACCAGCGTCTACCCCATGAAGCGCCCGTGCCATACACAATGTATCGAGATAGATGTGCGGGAATATCCGACAAACCCAAGCCAATATTGCGCCATCAAACTGAGTGTTATGACACAAAAGCATGGACTCTGACCACGGAAGTTCACGTAGTTTCTTAATTAGAGTTTCACGTGGACCTGAAACCCAGTATGCCGGGGCATTGTTCACCTTGATCCCTACGCCGATCATCTCAAACTCAGGCGAACGCACGTACTCTTCCGTGGTCAACCGACTCAATGAAAATGAGGTGTCGTAGTAGGTCTCAAAGTCAAGCGTGATGAGGTTCATTCTTCTAGGGTCTGTATAAGTTTGTTGAGATACCACTGGGCTTTCTTGAAGTCTTCGACTGGCGATCCCTTGTGTGCGGCTCTGCTTAGATACTTTATGCAGTTACCCTGCAAGAACCCGACAAACGCCTCGGGTGTTAACTTCGCCTTCATAAAGTCAATCGTCTCAATGCCACCATGCGTATAGTGTGGTGGGTTGTTTACCATGTCTTGTTCTTTCAACTTTGCCTCCAGTCTAGGTAAGTGCTTCCTTTGTGTTGATATATTGCTAGAGTAACTTTTGATTTATTTTCTTCACCATCGCAACTCTCGCATGCAAAGTCGATCAAGAGTCCATGACGCCTAGCACTTGGGTTTAAAGAAGTGTCGTTGTCTACATCTGCAACAGTGACCATAGCCGTGAGCCTATCTTTTACGGTACTTGTCAGGTGCACCTTCTCCGCATCTTCTCTACGATTAAACACCATGACATCCGTTTGATGCAGATAGTTATCCGTACATCTTGGGCACACAAGCATGCCGTCACGTATTGTTACGCCTCGTTCTAAGATTCTCATATTGTTTTCCTCACAATGTATTGATAACCAACATGGACAATTTTCAGTTCCTCAATGAAGATGTTCACGAACGCATCGATGGCTGGTTTGGGAACGTGGTTGGGTCTAGACATATCACCCCACAGGTAATCATCAAACACCATGATGCCGTCCTTCTTCAGCAAGGGCCAAGCCATACATGCATCGGTCAGTACATCTTTGGCAATGTGCGACCCGTCAATGTAGATGAAGTCAAAGTCTCTTAAGACACATGAAAGAAGAAAATTCGACTTTCCTTTTTGCTTTGAAACGCGGCGTCTAGAAAACTTTTTGTGCAACTTTTTATGGTTGTAATCAAACCGGTCCTCTGCACCAGTCATCTCACCATTGACATGCTCTTCACCACCCTCCCATGTGTCGATGCAGACAATCTCTCCACCATCTTCCATCATGTTCTCAACGATCCAAGTTGTGGCTCTGCCTTCATATGCGCCAACTTCTAAAAATCGTTTGCGTTCAGGGAGCATGGGGATCAGATGTTCCCACACAGGCGGCGCCCAACTGAACCAGTCTTGCGTAAACTTGTAGTCACTCATTTGAGGTTGCCTCCTGACTTGATGAGATCACCACTGTAGACATACGTCCCAACGTGGCTCAGTTTGATGAACGGGTTGGCGTAAATCTTCCCGCCGTGGTTCTTCCACAGATCACAGAAGTGGTAGTCCTCGGACAGCAAAGCACCCGTACTATCAATACTTGTTGCAAAGAACTCATGGGTCAGGGGCTTTAAGTATTCACCGTCCTTGTTCTTAACTGTAGATGTTCTGTAGGTAGGCACATGGTCTTTTAGGATCTCAAACACCCGACGCTTGATGAGCATGAATCCCGTACCACCATGACGCACTTCGATCACCCCGTCTTGGTCACTCTCGGCAACTACTTGTCCGTGGTTGAAGTTCATTACATACGCACCAGCGTAGTCTTGGAGGTTCTCTTGTCCTTCTTTCGCCGCTTGGTTTACACG